ATTCACAGACTAAGACGGGACAGGGAGATCAAGCAGTGAGTAAAGTAGATGAATTGCGTGAGCTGGTGAGGGAAGAAGAACGGGTTTCTTCATTGATTAGTGCCAAGTCGGATGAATTGAGGTTTGAGATTGGAACGTGTGACGCTGATGTTGGTTTAGAGGCGTGCGTTAGTGTTATGGACTGTAACTGTTCTATTTCTAAGCGTACTGAACGGCAGTCAAGGTCTGTTTTTCTGTTGGAACCCGCTGATGCGGTGCGTTTTGCACATTGGATTCTGGATGTTTTCGGTGATTCCTAAGTAGCCTCATTCTCCTTCCCACGGGGCGGCGGGCTGATTCTCTCCCGGCTCGCCGCCCTTCCTTGTCTCCCGATTGTTCGATGTCTAACAGTACATATATTGACAATCGCATATCGTTTGTGATATACTGTGTTGCATAGGGCATATCAATGTACGGGTACTGGGAACTGTCGGAGTTTTGGGTAAGTCAAGACGTGGCCGACCTTTCGAGCACGAATAGCCTGTCTGATGAGCGGCCTCATGTAGACGGGTTGGATGATTCGCGTTTCGCATGGCCCGAGCCGGGCAGTGAGCTCGTGGCGTTCATCAACTCGGTGTGGAGGGATACGTTTGAGTAAGCCGGTGTTCCCCGAGTTTGAGTTCCTTCCACAACATGACTTTGGCAAGGACGACTACTACCTGAAGCTGTCGAATGGGATGGACGCGGATACGATTGCGTATTGCAAGGCGCTGGCGAAGGCGGGTGGTGATACCAAGGGCGCGGTTAAGATCCTCAAACCCACGGCGCAGAAAAGCACGATAGCGAACGCAGCGCCGGACTTCAAAAAGAAGTACGCGGGTACGCAGGCGGCGCGGCAACTCATTTCATATCTCGGGATGCTGATGACCAGTTACGACGATCATCAGCCGGTGACACTGGATGAAATCGTGCGGCAGACGGAGCGGGACTTCCGTAACCCGAGCACGGACGCGAAGACCCGGATGCAGCTGAGCGAGAAGATCATGAAGTGGCGGGGTCTGGATTGCGACACGGTAGACAAGACCACGGATCTGGAGGACAGCGAGATCCTTGCCACGATGGAATCGTTACGCAAGAAGCGGGGAGTGACGGCGGGAAGCAATTGAGCGGGACCAGCCCATATTACGCCTTTAACCGGGCGGACATCGCACAGCACATCCCGGAATGGGCTACGCGGGTTCTGGATGTGGGTTGTGCCAGTGGGGCGTTTGGCGGTCTCCTGAAATCGTTGGGGGTCTCTGAGGTAATCGGCATCGAGGTGGAACCGGACGTGTGCGCTGCGGCGCAGGACGTTCTTGACTGTGCGATATGCGGGGACATCGAGACGATGGACCTGCCATTTGAGGGCGGCTACTTCGATTGCATCGTGTTCGGTGACGTGCTGGAACATTTGAAGAACCCCGGCGAAGTGTTGAAACGGGTTGCGCCGTTCCTCGGGCCGGATGGCGAAGTGCTCGCGAGCATCCCCAATGTGCGGTTCTATGACGTGATTCGCGCCTTGGGTGAGGGCCGTTGGGAGTACCAAGACGCGGGGATTCTTGACCGGACGCATCTCCGGTTCTTTACGGCAGTGGAGATGCAGAAGCTGTTCGCGGACGCGGGGTATGAGGTGGTGACGCTGTTGCCGTTGTCTCAGGCGGTCGGGATTCCCCGGAACCCTGACGGCACGGTGACGATGGGCAAGGTAACGATTGGGCCTATAGACGAGGCGGAATACCAGGACTTGTTGACGTACCAATACCTGATAGGCGGGCGCAAATCGCTGTGAGTGTGATCGTCGATAAATACCTGTCGCTCACGCCAGCGGAACGCAAAGAGTTTCATCGGCTCCATCCGCGCAAGGCGGGGAAAGTGGAGTTTGAGGCGGTTCGCATGGCGGCGCGTGCGGACTTCTGGTATTTCCTAGACAAGATTCTACGCATCCCTGTGTTGTATGGCCCGCTACATCGTCCGCTGGCCCGGTGGATGGGGTCATGGAGCAAGCCCGCAAAGCTGTGTCTGCTTCCTCGTGGGCATCTCAAGAGTTCGATATGCAACGCGGCGTTTACCGCGTGGGAAGTGTGCCGGAATCCTGAGATACGGATTCTGATTGTGTCACATAAGGCGGATGATGCGATCAAGTTTGTGGGGTGGGCGCGGTCGTATCTGGATTCACCTGGGGTTCGGAAGTATTTCCCCGAGATCACGCCGAAGATGAACAAGTCGGGGCGTCCTCAGAAGTGGTCGGGCAAGGGGCTGTTGCTACACCGGAACGGGCACTACAAAGAAGACACGGTTGAATACAGTTCGCACGATGCGCAGGTAACGGGTCGTCATTACGACCTGGTTATCTTTGATGACCTCGTGACGAAAGATAGCGTTGCCAGTCCCGAACTGATGGCAAAGACTCGGGAATATCATCAGCACTGTCAAGCCCTGTTGGAACCGGGTGCGCGGGAAATGATGATTGGGACCCGGTATGACTTCTCGGATTTGTACGGGACGATCATCGAGACGCCCGAACTGGCTGGCGAATATGACATCGTGGTGAAGTCGTGTTACGACGCGGCGGGCAAGCCTATTCTCCCGACCCGGTTCACGGAACTGGAGGACGATCTGCCGTGTCCTGAGAACCCGGCCAATGCGCGTAAGTCGTTGCCCGCTGTCAAGCGCAAGATGGGAACATGGGTGTATGCCTGCCAGTACGAAAATAATCCCGTACCCACGGACCTGCAAATCTTCAAACCGGAGTGGATACAGATCATCGACCGGGTTCCCGAAGGTCACATGCGGTACTTCCGTGTATGCGACCTGAGTTCCGAAAAGGAAACGAAGACCTCGTGGACTGCGATAGTGACGGGGGCTGTGGATTCGGACAGCAATGTCTATATCACGGACATCTTCTGGGGCAACTTCACGGGGCAGAAGATCATCGAGGAACTTATCCGGGGCCAGCAGGTTGACGCGGATAAGCGTCCTGTCCGGGTGGGGATGGAACCGGGTCCGTATGAGCGTAGCCTGAAACCGTTCATGCGCCAGGAGATGATGAAGCAGAAGACCTATATTCCGTGGGCATGGTTGAAGGGTGAGCAGAGCGAGACGAACAAAGATGAACGCATTCGGGGGCTTCAGCCGTGGTTTGAGAACGGGATGATCTACTTCCTTCGCAACTGCCGGAACAGGGACAAGGCGGAAGAAGAACTAATCCGGTTCCCGCGATTCAAGCGCAAAGACATCATCGATGCGCTTGCGCAGATAGAACACATCATGTTTCCGGGGAAGAAGCCGGAGACGAAATCCGCCACGCCGAAATACGAAGACTGGTTGGACCCGGCATTGATCCAGGGTGATCAAACATGGATAGGCCAGGACCGCGTAATGGACGAATCGACAGCCATTCGCGTTTCTGCGATAGCGTACAACTGATGAAACTTCCCACCAATGTAGGTAAAGACGAACTCCGGGTATGGGAATCGCGCATCATGCGGGCATATAAGGCGCGTGAGAAACACGAGTTGCGCTGGCAGAGGCTGAGGGAGTTCTACCGGGGGAACTATTACGGTTCGGTGAAGTATGAGGACCGGATCGCTATCAACTGGATGCTGGTGAACATCCGTCAGATGATGGCGTCTTTGTACTTCCAGAACCCCACGATGTTCTTTAAGGGGAACACGCCGTTGGGTGAAGCGGTAGCCCCGGTGATGGAGCAGGTGCTGGTACGCGAACGTCAGATAATGGGGGCGCAGGACCAGGAGCGCGAAATGCTGTGGAACGCGCTCATGTATGGCACGGGGATACTGAAGCACGGGTACAACGCGGAATACGACATGGACGAGCCGTATGCGGATGACCGTGCGTTGCCGGGGTATCAGGGGAGCAGCGATATACGGTCGGGCACGGATGAAGATTTGAACCTTCCCCAAGCCCCGGTGGTGGAACACAACACGGCTATCCGGTACGGGCATCCGTGGAAGAAGTGTATCAGTCCGTTTGATTTTTTGTCAGACCCGGAGGCGCGTACACCGGATGAAGCGCGGTGGTTTGCGCATGTAATCAACCGTCCGTTTGTGGACGTGATTCGGGATAGCCGGTACGACAAGGAAGCGCGTGCCCAGGTAGAACCGACGGGGCACAGCGAGCACGGCAACGATCCATCGGCTACTACATCGAGTTGGCGGGAAGATGAAGTGTCCCGCGATTCGTCGATGGTGACGCTGTATGAGATTTTCGACAAGGTAACGCAGACGGTCATTGTGTGGAAGTGGGGGCTTGACCGCCCGTTGCTTGTAAAACCGTATCCGTTCTTTGGTCAGGAAGGTCCGTATGTGTTTCTCCAGTTCCTTCCTGACGATGATGACTTTTGGGGTCTGAGCTACGCGGATTCGTTTAGTGACCAGATCCAGGTACTGAATAAGATGCGCACGCAGATGATGGATCATCTGCAACGGTGGGGGGCCACACGGGGGGCGTTCCGCACGGGATCCGTGAACCCGGATGATGTGCGGAAGTTCGTTACGAATACGAACAGCTTTGTTGAGGTGATGGGCGCGGACCGTATCAGTGACGCCCTCGAAATCTTCCCGCATGTGCCGATAGCGGGTGATGCGTGGAAGCTGACGGAACTGTTTCAGCGCGACCTTGACGAGGTGTCAGGTATATCGGAGTTGGCGCAAGGGTCTGGTCATGGGGTCCAGACCGCGACCGAAGCGAGCTACATTCAGCAACAGAGCGGGTTGCGCGTGGGAGATATGCGGTTCCTTCTGGAACGGGCATTGGTCAAGAGTACGCGCAAAGATGTGTCGATGTTGCGCCAGTTTTGGGGACCGGAACGGGTGGTCCCGCTGGTTGGGGATGACGGGCGCGTCTGGCAGATGGTGTCTCTGTCTCAAGACCTGGTTGCCGCCGATTACGAGGTAACGATTGAGCCGGGGTCAACCGAGCGCGTGGATAAGAGCGTTCGCGTCCGGCAGACGATTGACGCGATGGCTCAGTTGATTCCGTTGATGCCATACCTTCAGCAGATGGGGTTCACGTTGAACGTGCCTGAACTGGTACGGACCTATCTTCGCAATACGGAAGTGTTCAGGAACCCGGAACGGATCATTGTGCAGTTGCCGCCGATGGCTCCTCAGCCGATGCAGCTGGAAGGGCCGCAGGGGAATGACGCTGCGGCAACGCCGCAGGAAGCGCAGGCGCAGCTTCCGGCCAGTACGCCGGTGAACAACATGAACCAGATGCCGTGGGAAACGGACCCGGCTCAGATGGGACAGATGTTTAGTCGGCGTATTTTTGAGGGAGGCCCGAGGTAATGCCTCACTACAGTTTTGAATGTGACGATTGCGAACAGGAGTACATCGAATACTACAAGGCGAGCGAGGTGCCCAAGACCAGCGTATGCCCGAAGTGTGAAGGGACTACGGTGCGGACGTTCAAGCCGATGCAGATTAGCATCTTTCATGAGTATGTAACGCCGCACATCACGGGGGAGCCGATGTTGATTCGCAGTCGGAACCACGAGAAAGACGTGTGCCAAGCGAATGGGGTGATGCGGGTCACGGCGGATGAATTTAACACGCCCCGTAAACGTCAGCCGGTGAAGCTGGGGTCGTTCAAGGAAGATTACGAGCGCACGCGGCATGAAATGGGGGTCGTATGATGAGTCTGGCAACCAATAAAGCGAGCGAAATCAGGGCGCAAATAGCGGTGCTCCAATCGAAGCTGGACATGCTTGAGGCGCAAGACGGGAAGGTACTGAAGTTTGTGGACAGTCTCAAGGCGGATGGGGCATTGCCCGATCTGCCCTCGATTGAGACTATCGCAAAGATCGTTGATAGGTGGGTGAAATTTACAGGCTGAACTGTGATGACGCCGTGAGGCAATCGCAGCAATCGGCAAGGAGCAAGCATGGACGAGTTGAAGCAGGCCGCGCTAGGCGGTCAGAACGTTGAACCCGAATCGGACGTATTCTCGGACGCGGTAGCGCCCGGCAACGAATACGGAAACAGCGCGGGCGATTCGTTCGTTGAGGACAAGGGCGTAACGGGCGGTATCGGTATGCCGAAGGAGACGGGCGGGTCTCCGTTGGAAACGCCAGTGGATAACCCCGATCTGGAATCGATGCGGCGTTCGATGCAGGCGGACTACACCCGGAAGACCCAGGAGCTTGCCGACCAGCGGCGGGAACTGGAACGCCAGATGGCTTATGTTTCTCAGCTGCAATATATGCAGACGATGGGACAACAGCCGACTAACGCACAAGTACAGGAAATGAAAGGAATCCTCGACAGGCTTCCTCCGACTACCCGTGCATTGATGGAACCCGAAGCCCAACAGATCCTTGAGATCATGGAGACGGTGATCCGCGATGAGGTAGAAAGCCGGATGAAGTCTGCGATCAACGGTGACGAAATCGGCGCGTTGAAACGCAACATCGAGGAGTTGAAGAACCAGCAGTGGTTGAACGCGAAACAGGCTGAGGCGAATGCGATCACAGCGAAATACGGTAATGACAAGATTCAACCGTACCTGACGCAAATCGCGGGGGTGCTTCAGCAGAATCGCAATTTGACGGTGGAACAGGCGTTGATGCATGTGGCCCCGCATGTGATCCAGCAGTATTGGATGGAACAGGGCGTGCGCCACGCGCATACGCAGAAACAGCGACAACAGCAAGCCGCGTTAGAGGCGATGCGGTCTGGGCCTAGCGCGAACCCATTGACGGGGTTCCGCGAGGGTGAATCCATGTGGGATTCGGCTCAGGCCGTGATGGGCGCTTCAGCGGCGAATTTGGAGCAATAGGAGTATCTAAACCATGGCGGCAACATCGCAAAGCCTTGTCAATGATGTTGTATTGTCCAGTACCCTTCAGCGGCGCTCGCAGGGCTATGAGAACCAGATTAGCCAGCAGATCCCGTTGTTTTACTGGCTCAAGCGAAAGGGCCAGTACAAGCCGGTCAATGGCGGTACGCGGATTGAATGGGCGGTGGAGTATGGGCTGGACGATTCGGAAGAATCCTACAGCGGGTACGATGAGTTCACGCTTCCCGAGCAGGACAATGTAACGATTGCCTATGCGAACTGGAAGCAGGCGTACAAGTCGATTGTGATCAGCGGTCGCGACCGTATGATTAACACGGGCCAGAAGATTTTCGATCTGCTTGAGCAGAAAGAGAAGAATGCGATTGAGAGTCTGCAACAGCAGATGAACGAGCGGTTCTATTCGGATGGCACGGGCAACGACAGCAAACGGGTAACTGGTCTTGGCGCGATCATCGCGGAAACGCCCACGAGCGGCACTCTGTTCGGGATCAATCGGGCGAATGAGGCGTGGTGGCGGAATCAGGGAAAGGATACTAACGCCGCGTATTGGGACAAGACCAATGACCTTCCGACGATGCGGAATGACATGGTGGAACTGTGGTTGAAGTGCGGTCGTCTTGCGGCTGGTGGGAAGAAGGATCGGTATCCCGACCTGATTCTTGGCAGCGAAAACTACTATATGTATTACGACCGTACCTGTTCGAAGATTGGTCAGCGGTTCGTGAACACCAATGCGGCGGATGCCGGGTTTACCAATCTGAAGTTCATGGGTGCGACGTTGATTCATGATTACGACTGTCCGCAGGACGCGGGGGGCGCGGAAAAAGCGTTCTTCATCAACAGCCGTTTCATGCAGTTGAAGTACCACCCGCAGCGGAACTTCAAGGTCACCGCGTTGCAGTCCCCCGAAAACCAGGATGCTTTCGTTGCCAAGGTGCTTTGGATGGGTGAACTCATCTGCACCAACTGCGCCAAGCAGGGGCTTCACGAAGGCGTCAAACTGTCGTAAGGAGGACAGTCATGAACTGGAAACTGTTGCATGGTATTGGTTCCGACGATGGCCCGGAAAAGTGCTATCTGACCGGGTACAACGGAACGGGCGCGGCTGTGGCCGCTGGTACTCCCGTATGTTGGGATTCGAGCACTGCGGATGGCCGCACTTTCGTTGCGCCCGCCACGGCCAACTTCAAGCTGGTTGCGGGTGTTGCTGAAGAAGCGGTCGGCACAGCCGAATACACCTCGAAGATCGTTGCGTATGGTCCCGTGAATGCGGTGACGTATGGCACAGCTACGAACTTCATTCCTGGGGTCTCCCTGATTCTGGTGAATGGGGAGACGTATCTTTCCTACGGTACGGACGCTCAGCTTGCGGGTCAGTTGCCGGTGTTTGTGGCTCTTGCTACGAACGCGACGGCTACGCCGAGCCTTACCAAGGTTTTCGTGCGGGCGATCTAGTCTCCCTCCCGTAAGGGGGGCAGGGATTTTCTCCCCTCCGGTCCCTGCCCCCCGCTTCCCTACATGGAGGGGTAGGAGGGTATTTGAAGATGTTTGGACGGTGTAAGGGATGTGGCCTGTTGCGTTGGATCACGCCGACGTATATGACGCGGTACGGGATCGAGTGTCCGCGATGCGGGTCTCAGCTAGTGCAACATGCGCGGGTGAGATTCTTTGAGCGGTTCAAGCTGTTGTACTGGTACTTGTGGGAGCACGCACAGACGGAACATTCGCGGTGGTGGTTGAACCCGGTGGATGTGGCGCGGGGTGTGTATCACGGCTTGAGGGTACGGTAATGCACGATAAGTTAAAACATTTGCATATCGGCGTACCCAATTACCGTGGTTGGATTGAGTCTCCGCATCATGTGTCCATGATCACTCTGTTTCATTACCTTGGTAAGAAGGGTGTAGACGTAAGTTTCATCTGCCCGATTAACACGGTGCTTTCGACGGCGCGTCAGTGTTGCGTGAACGCGGCGTGTGAAGACCCGGCGTGCGAATACATCCTGTTTATTGATGATGACATGGTGTTTACGCCGGAGCACGTTGACGCGCTGTTGACAGAGACAGTAGAGAATGATCTGGACTTCTGTTCGGCGTTGGCGTTCTCGAACTCGATTCCCACGAAACCGTGTGTGTTCGGTCTTAATCCGGATCTGGTAGAAGGCGGGGACACGCCCTGGTGGTACATCACGACGAACTACCCGAAACAGCAGCGGTTTGAAGTGTTGGCGTCGGGGTTTGGGATGGCGTGTATCAGCACGCGGATGCTTAAGAAGATGCGCGAGGGCATACCGAACTATCAACATTTCGCATACAACCATGCGTTGTGTCCGAATGAGGACGTGTCGTTTTGCCTGAATGCGCGGAAGCGGGGATTCAAGCTGTATTGCGACAGCCGGGTAAGCATCGGGCACATCAGCAAAGACCGCCCGATTATCTGTGAAGACGTCTACGAATCTCAGGGGAACGCGATTGAATACAACCTAAGCATGGAACGGATGGGTTTTACGGGGGAGGGCGTGAAACTTGAGCGTGTGTAAGCGACGCCCTCTGGTAGACATTGTAATCCTCGGCTGCAACCGTTCTGACATTTCGTTGCATTGTCTAAAACACCTGATAGCGAGTGAGCCGGGGGTTCGGTATCGGGTGATCTTTGTAGACAACGGGAGTACGGACACCACCCCGCGCATGTGCCGGTGGTTTCGTGCGCACACCCGCCGATATGTGCCTTGGGCGAAATACAAGGGTATTGACTTTGTATCCGTTCGGAACGAGCGGAACCTTGGGTTCAGCGGCGGTAACAATACAGGGGCGGCGCACGGCACTGCCCCATTTATTTTGTTCATGAACAACGATGCGTTTCCGCAGGGTGCGGGGTGGTTGCGTAAGCTGGTGCGGTCGCTGGCCCGCGACCGGACGTTGGGTGCGGTAGGCCCTACGGCAGACAACGTGTTAGGCGTGCAGGCTGCCCGGTGGAACGACGATTGGAAGCGGAAGCATCGCAGCAAGTTTTTGAGCGGTGTGTGTGTGCTGGTGCGCCGGAAGTTGTTTGATGCGCTTGGCGGGTGGGACGAACGGTTCTTTAACGGAGATGAAGACCTTGACCTGAGCATACGGATACGCCAGAAGGGGTATAGCTTGGGTGTGGTGCGTGACGTGTTTGTAGAGCATTTGTGCTCACAGACCTTGCAACATATAGCGGCGGCGAATGGCAAGAGTATTAATGACTGGTTTGCCCATACCCGTTCGCAGTTGGTTGAGAAACATGGTGCGGCGTGGCACAACGACCTATTTGAATGGGAGTCGTTGAGGCTGTCGCCTAGTTATTGGAACAAAGTAGGAGTGTTACCCGATGGGCGCTATTTCCAACTCCCCGGCAGAGTCAAAGACCAAATTGAAGCCTTGGGCAAATTACGACCCAAATCCCGAACCTCGACCGGAGGACAGTGCGAAACCGTGGGCGAATTACATACCTGCTACGGAATCGTTGCCGGAGAAGGGGACTGCTACGTTGCCCTTGCCGGAACCGCCGGAGAAGCCCGTAGCGAAGGTGATTCCGCCTAAACCAGTGGGGAAGTAGCATGACGCGGTTATGCCTAGTCTCGATAGTGGCGGGGGTGCTGACCTGGGTAGGCGCGGCTCCGAGTGAACTGACGGTTCGCGTAGGAGATGAATTTGGCGTTCGGGCCTCGGTTGAACCCGAAGTAACGCAGATAGGGGAAGATGGGGCGGTGATTGCATCGGCAACACCGTCTCCCCCGTATGTGTTTGAGTACAAGTATGTAAAAGACATGATTGCGTATACGCGGGCGGGCGAAGGGGTGATCGCGGAATATAGCGACATCCCCGATTCTCCGTATGGCAAGGTGCGGGTAGAGACCACGAACCCGGAATGTTTCGTGTACTTCCGCGCCTTGAAGATGACGGGGCCGGTGAAACTTCCCACGCAAGCGGCAACGGCGAACGGTGTATCCCTCGATGTGGTGAACGATAGCACGCTGGTTGTGAATCCGCGCAAGGCTACGTTGCGCATCTCGATTGAAGCAATTCAGTTGGACTAGGGGTTGATTCATGACGTTTTCTGAGATGAAGCAGCGGATATACGACATCCTTGGCCTTACGGGAGAAAGCACGCTTGTTGCCCGGTTAGTTAACGAGGCAAAAGATGAGCTCGTTACAGCCGGTAAGTGGTGGTGGTTGGAGACCACGACTTCGCACCTATTCACGGCAGACACGCGGACCTATACGCTTGGTACGGACGTATCGGGTGTAATCGGGATGTTTACGAGCACGGGTGACCCCGTGGAATTTGTAAACAGGGTGACGTATGAGAACTTGTACCGGGAGAGTTCGAGTACCGCCGCGAATCCGGAAGTATACACAGTAGAGGGTGGTGGTTCGGTGGGCCAGCCGGTTGTGAATGTGTGGCCAACGCCGGGTGAGAACAGCACGGGCAAGGTGCGGTATTTGAAGCGGATTGCGGACATGGCGTTGGACACGGAAAGCCCGTCACAGATCCCGGCCGAGTTCCATCACGCGATAGTGAAGGGTGCGATAGCGAAGTTTCGGGAATGGGAGGATGACCCTCGTGCGGATTCGGCGCGGGCTGACTTTGAGCAGACGTTAGCGAAACTTAGGGGGTTGCCCGAGAGCGACACCGTGGATGAGCAGACATGAACTATCCCGACACAGTGAAAACAAACGCTGAAAAGCTCGCGTTCTGCTACGCGGCGCAGGAGCGGCTGAGGCAAGCCCACAACGTCGTGGGCGCGTGGTATCGCGAGGGCATTGTGGACAGCAAGGCGCTGGCGACGCTGCCAACGGCATGGCAGAAGTCGCTCAGCACTGCGTCGAAAGACGGTGTGTTATCTGAAACTGCGTGGAAAGAGTTTAAGGCAAACGCATACGACGTTGCCGAGAAAGACGTTATCGGCGAGTTGGGCGCGATGAAAGAGGCCGTCATGAAGGACGCCGCTCTCGTAGCGTCCGTTGACTTGGACAAAACGCTGAGCACGGCAACGGCTGAAAAGTAATGGCCCTCGAAAACTACACTACATACAGCGAATACGACGCGAGCGGGCTAGTCACCGTTGGCGCGAACACGCTTGCTGTGGCAGGCAACAACAAGATAGCTTTCAGCGTTCACAAGGTATTTGCAGCGGGCCATTTCAGCGGTGACTTTGAACATGTTGTTGCTGTTGCGCTGAATGACGACAGCAGTGTAAATTACGCATGGTGCCCATTTTGGGGATTGTCGAATGAAACAGCCGAATCCGCGCACTCCTTCAAACAAATTAAAGAGGCGTCTGGTGACTGCCTCTATATTGCGCAATACGAGGCCTCGGGCGTCGTCTGGATTCGACTTTTTGAAATATCCACAGGGACAGAGTACATGGACGGCTACAACAGCGCGTCCTACGATACCTGGTACTACTGTGAAATTGAGCGCGACGAATCCACCGGCACCTATGGCACATTACTGTGCCGTATCTATAGCGACGAATCCCGCACATCGTTAGTCGATACGCTCAGCGTCACGCTGCACGAGAAAGAGGACTTCAGCACCGTCTACGCGGTGTCGTCCTTCTACAACAACAGCGGCCGCGCTTATTCGCAGGAAATCAAAAATCTCGACTTGCAGGAGTCGGGGACGATAAAAAGCTACTCGGTAGCTGCCGGCGATGACGATGGCCATCTTTATAACGGATCACTGCGCACGTCAGGTGAAATACTGCAAATCGGCGTGGAAAATGAAGATGATACTTATGCAAATTGGCATTCTATGTTTTTCCGCTTCACTGGGGTGGCTATCCCCGCAGGCGCAACTATTGAGGCGGCAAGTGTCACTCTTGTCAGTGCGGGCGGGCGGTACGACTATGCTGCCGGAAAGACTGGTTATCTTAAAGGACGCAAGGTTGCCAACTGTCCAGCAATGTCCGAAGCAGCTTACAAGGATACAGTGACTTATCCGTACACGACAGCGAACGTGGCGTGGTATCCGACTTCTACGAATTGGGTTGCTGGTACAAGTTATACGTCCCCTGAGCTTAAGACGGTTGTACAGGAGATTGTTGACCTTGCGGGATGGACGAGCGGGAACGCCATTCAAATCGAGTGGCATTATTCAGGGCCGGAGAAAATTGAGGTCTATAACGGGAATTATCGGAAGGTGTACGCTTACGATCACGCGACCTATAACCCGCCGATTCTGAATGTCGAGTACACGGGGGGCGTTGCGGGAGGGAATCCGTGGTGGTATTACCGTAGAAAGAGGATGGCAATATGAGGGTGCTGAAACAGAGCACACAGACAGACGTGCTTATTGGCCCGTTGATTGACGACGGTGACTTCAAGGCTGTTGAAGAATCCGTAGCCTACAACGCGACAGGGATAGACGTTGATGTAATCAAGGGCGTGACGAAAGCTGA